TATCGCTCCACGGCATCAGCAAAATCTATGAAAGCCAACACCGCATCGAATTAACACTTGAACACATGAACAACCAACTTCAACGACAGGCTCGCCCATGACCCCCACCGAAGAACTGGCTGGACTCAGGTACAAGTACGGGGAGGGGAAATGAAAACGATTCAGAGGTATCTTCGTTGGCTGCTGTTCAACGCCGCATTCGCGTACATCCTGTATGCGGCGGTTGTTCTCGGGAGTGAGGGGTTTGGCAGAATTCTGATATTCGCCACCACCGCCATACTTGTTCTTTCCGTTGCGATGGCGCACATCACATCCTCCGGCGAGAAAGAGGACACAATCGAACGTATCAGAGCAAAGGGGTTCATCCCGCTATGGATCGACGGGACGGTTGACGTTGTATTCATCGGCGTACTCATGTACTACGGGTGGGTGATGACGGGAATCTGCTACGCCCTTCACGTATGGTGCATGATACACATTCGGGATGAAGTCGCCCACCCCGCCGCCCCAAAGGAGGAAAGTAAACCATGACCGCCTTTCTCAACGAACACCCAAACGGAGCGGGGAGAACATTCACAGATCAGAAGCAGTACAAGCCCCATGGATGCCTGACGGTCATTGTGGCTATTGCAATCACTGTAATCCTGCTGTATCTGAATTGCGCCTAATCCCGATTTACTCCACATTCGGGAAGGAAGAGGAGGGAAAGATGGACGTACAGATCAAGGGTATCGAAGATATGGCGCGCCTCGGGAGAGAGTTCCCGAAAGCGGCAGCACGCACGCTGAACAAGACGGCAACACACGTACGCGCAGAGATGGCAAAGGATGCACGCGAACGATACAACGTCAAGAGCGCAGACGTGAAGCGGTCAATGGGATCACTCAGCAAGGCCACACCCTCAAGGCTCAGAGCCCTATTCAGGGCGAAGGGCAAGCGCATGGCATTGACCTACTTCATGACCGCGTCGGCAATCACGCGCACAATGCAGCAGGCGGGCATCAAGATCAAAAGGCGCAAGCCTGTATCCTTCACCGTGTCACGCGGCAAGAAGCAGATGATACCAGGGTCATTCGTTGCCAAGATGAAGTCAGGGCACATCGGCGTATTCAAACGTACAAACGCAACGCCCCTGCCGATACAAGAGAAAACGGGACCAGCCACAAGTCAGATGCTATCAGGCGCATTCACGCGCATGAAGGATACCTACGAGTTCATGGCACGCACGATGAAGCATGAGGTGGAGTGGATGTTCAAGGGGAAGGGCGGGGGAGAATGAAATACGAGCCGAAGAATACCGAGAGGGCAAACCGCGCACGAATGAATCGTGAACTGTTGCCGCAAGGCAAGCGGATGTGCGCACAATGTTGCAGGACGCTTCCACTTGCCGCGTTCTACCGGGACAGGGATAGGCATTCCGTGCGTTGTAGAGAATGTTCGGGGCAAGATCCACGCATTGCGCTACTGCACGCACACAATCAACGCATCGCAGGATCGGGCATGAAGCGTTGTATGAAATGCGAACAGGACAGGCCGATAGCCGAATACGTATTCCCAAGCAGGGAGCATTCATACTGCCGGGTATGCAGGAACGATTCAAAGCGTGACGATAGGCGCAGGCGCGGCGCGGTATCGCGTGAGGATCAACGAATGCGCACACTTGCAAAGCGCATAGCAATAGCACAGGGCAGGGCCGTGCGCCAAGCAATACACAGTCTTAGGCCATTCGCCCACAGGGAAGTATTGGAAAAGTACAGACTTGAATACTACACATGGAAGTCAATGAAGCAGCGCTGCACGCGCAAGAACCATCCAAAGTATCCGCGCTATGGCGGTAGGGGCATCAAGGTCTGCGATCGTTGGCTCGCGTCATTCGATGCATTCCTTGAGGATGTGGGCACAAAGCCACGCCCCGGCATGTCTATCGATCGCATCAACAATGATGGCGACTATGAACCGCGCAACGTGAGGTGGGCCGATGACATCACACAGCAGAACAACAAGAGTGGCGCGCTATCAAGGTTTGCGTTGATACGTCGCGTGAGGTGAGGATGTATACGTTCGGGTCCTGTCGGCCGCCTTTGCGAGAGGGTGCGCGGAATCGCGAAAAGCCACGAGATTTCGATTCAGGAACAGACATGAATATGAGCCATCTTGCCCATATCTAAGAAGCAAAACAGGGAGCGTTGGGATAGATCGGGCGCAGAAATTGCCGCCATGTTCGGCGTTTCTGCTGAGACTGTATCCCGATGGGTAGAGAATGGCGCACCCAAAATCGCGCACAATCGGTACGATGAGCGCCTATTCGTACCGTGGGTGATCGATATGCACAAGAAGCGCGACACCGCCACGCTGGCCGAAGAGCAGACGCGACTCACGCGGCACAAAGCCGACCTTGCGGAGATTGAACTTGCGGAGAAGCGCGCCGAGGTGATACCGATTGCCACCGTTCGGACGGTGTGGGATAGGGTATCCACGGTGATCCGTTCGAAGTTCCTCACGCTGTCAACCATCACGCCCGAAGTGGTTGCAGCCCCCACTATCCATGAATCGCAAAAGGTGATTGAGGATGCAGTCTGGAATATACTCAGCGAACTTTCCAGCGTGCGATTTGTTCCCAGCGTCGAACCTGACCCCGCCCCCACGGTTGACGGTGAGCCAATGGGCCGACCGGCACAGAATACTAAGCGCAGAATCAAGCGCGGCACCCGGAAGGTGGAACACGTCGAAAGCTGAGTATGGCCGGGGCATCATGGACAGCATTTCCGACCCGCTCAACGAAACGACCACAGTAATGTCATCCAGCCAAGTGGGAAAAACTGAGTGGTTGCTCAATGCCATCGGCTACTTCGTCGATCAGGATCCATCTTCCATCCTGTTCATCACCGCGCAGCTCGAACTTGCGCAGTCGTTCAGTAAGGACCGCATCGACCCCATGATCCGCGACACGCCACGGCTATGCGGGAAGATTCTGGACGTGAAGCAGAAGGACAAGAGCAATACCATACTGCACAAGAAATTCCCCGGCGGTCTGCTCGTGATGGCCGGCGCGAACTCTCCCGCATCGCTGGCCTCCCGCCCAATCCGCGTGGTGCTCGGGGATGAACTGGACCGCTACGCCTTGAGCATCGGACGCAAGGAAAACGCGGAGGGCGATCCAATCTCAATCGCCATGAAGCGGGCCAACACGTTCGAGCACCGCAAAAAGTTCGTCTGGGTATCAACCCCCGGCGTATCCGGTTACTCCCGCATTGAGCAGCTTTTCATGCAGTCCGATCAACGGCACTTCATGGTTCCGTGCACCAGGTGCGGCCACAAGCAGAAACTGATATTCTCCGACCGCTCGCAGTTTGCGAACCTCTCCGCGGGCCGCATTGTGTTCGATGAGGCTAATGTGTCGTGGGCGTACTACGAATGCGAGGAGTGCAAGGCGCAGCTCGGAGAGGTGGACAAGCTCAAGATGGTCAGGGCCGGCGAGTGGACCGTGACGCATCCCGAAGTATTGCGCCACCACGGGTATCACATCGGGGAGCTCTATTCCCCGTGGGTATCATGGGAATCCGTGGCGAAGGATTTCATGGTGAAGAAGCAGAAGAAGGAAACGCTCCAGGTGTGGGTCAACACGTCGGCGGGCGAAACGTGGCGCGAGGACGAAGCCGTAAGCATTGCCACCGATACACTGCTTGCGCGAAGGGAAGAGTACACGAAAGTCCCGTCCGGCGTGCTGCTTCTGACCGCAGGAGTGGATACGCAGGATGATCGTTTCGAGGTATCCATTGACGGGTGGGGCCTCAACGCGGAGTCATGGCTTATCGCATACCGGACCGTGTATGGGACCCCGACAGATCAAACCGTACAGGATGCGCTTGACGCGATCCTGTTTGATACCTACGAGAACGAGGACGGTATTAAGCTCCGCGTCGAATGCACGTTCATCGACAGCGCGGGCCACTACACGCAGGAGGTGTACAAGTACGTCCGGCGGCATGAGGGCAAGCGGGTATTCGCCATTGTCGGGCGAGGGGGCCCGGGCCGGCCACTCATCGGCAAGATGACGCGGAACAACCGCGAACGGGCCCGATTGATTCCGGTCGGCGTGGACGATGCAAAGACCGCCATTATGCGGAACCTTGCGCTCGAGAAGCCGACCGATCCGAACGCGCCGTATCCGCAAGGCTACCGCCATTATCCCTTGTGGTCCGATGAAAACTACTTCAACGGCCTGAACTCTGAGCGCCTTGTGCTCCGCAAGGTGGGCGGTTTCTACAAGCGCACGTGGGAGAAGAAAAGCCCGAGCGCCCGCAATGAGCCACTTGATACGGCGGTTTACTCAATGGCCGCGATGGGACTGCTCAACCCGAACTTTGAAGCCCTGGCGAAGAGGCGGGAGGAAGAACTGGACCGCCTCCCCGTTGCCGTTGAAGTGGAAGCACAGCACGAACAACTCACGCCCCGGCCCGTGTTCCGCCGTCGGGGGAATTGGGTATCAAGATTCTGAGGACGCATGCGCATAGAACTTGACGAAGATGCAACCCGTGCCGCCGAGAAAGGCGCAGGGCAGCTCGGCATGAGCGTGAACTCGTTTGTGAATTGGGCGCTCGCAAGCATCACGGAAGTCAACCTCGTTGAATCGGGATCCGTGACCGTCACGCCGAAGGAACCTGTGGAGAACATGAAGCCGCGCATTGTGCGCTTCCGTCGGAACTGGGTTGTGAAGTTTTGACCTTTGACATCTTTCTGACATTGAC